AAATCACGGGCAGTTGGTCTACCAATGTCGGTTCTGAAGGCACCGCGATGATTGGGCCGGTTGCTACAGTTATGCCGTTGACTAAGTTCTCAGGCACTCAAGGCTTTACATTAAAGATAGAAATAGTAGGGCGCAAGGTAGCGGGTTGGGGCAGTCCTAGTAATTTCGGCATAGCGTGGAAACTTTACAAGGTAACGTAATGACACTAATTGATGGCTACGAAAACGACAGCGGTGTATTTTTGAGATATACCGAAACGCAAGATGATCAAGTGATCATGGACATAAAACACTACGCGCCAGAGGCTGAAGACTTCGCGTGGGCATTAGAACAGCTTAGAAAAACAGAGGCATAAGATGGCTACTCAACTACAAATACGGCGCGGCACCACCTCACAGATGAATGCCTTTACTGGCGCAGAGGGTGAGTTAGCTGTTAACACAACGACTGACACGGTACACGTTCACGATGGGTCTACTGCTGGCGGTCACGCTTTAGCCAAAGCTGATGGGTCTAACATCGCAGCCTATGCGGGGTCGTTCACTACCATCTCAGCAAGCGGAACTATAACCGGCAATGTCACTGGCAATATAACCGGCTCAGTTCTTACTGCCGCACAAACCAACATTACAAGTTTAGGTACTCTAAGTGCTCTGACAGTTAGCGGCGATCTAGATGTAGACGGCACTGCAAACTTAGATGTCGTTGACATTGATGGTGCTGTAGATATGGCTACAACTTTAACAGTAGCTGGTTTGGCTACTGTTTCAGAAATGACGGTATCAGACACAGATGACATAAGGCTTCGTTTTTTGAACGGAACTACATTCAAGGCAGGTCTTCAAGTAGCGACATCCACAGGTGACATGATTGCTGGGTCTGCGGTTGATGACTTAGCTGTACGCTCTCAAGCAAATATGTTGTTTTCTACTGGTGGTAACACAGAACGCATGCGGATTGATGGGGCGACAGGCGGTCTGTTGGTGGGTACTACTTCTCTAGCAGTATCGACTTCAACAGGTTCTGTGACGGGCGCTGTTATCAACACCACAGGTTTGTTTGAAGCGGCTAAAACTGGCACAGTGATGGAACTAAACCGTCTTACCGCAGACGGGACAATACTTAACGTCCGCAGAGACGGCACAAGCGTAGGCTCTGTGGGTGTAATAAACGGCAACAACTTTACTGTTGGTGGCGCAGTGGCTAGTCATGCAGGTCTACAGTTTGGCACTGAAAACGTAACTCCTATGGTTGCAGGCTCTGAGGCAGATGGTGGTGCAGACCTTGGCGCGTCTAATCTACGTTGGCGTAACCTCTACCTAAGCGGATTTGTCAGGGCTGGGGCTGGCACTGCGGCTGATCCAGTGCTAACGGGCAGTGACGGCAACACAGGGTTCTTTTTTCCATCTGGAGGCGTTACTTGCTTCACTCAAAATGGCGTTGAGCGTGGCAGGTTTGATGCATCAGGGAATTTTTTGGTGGGTAGAACTAGCGTTGGCTCTACAGGAAACGGTCATAGCATCCGTGGCGGGGATAGCGCAATCTTTTCCAGAGATTCAACTGGTGAAAGCTGTATTATTGCCCGTAACAACACTCCCGGACCTGCTTTAAGATTTAACAGTAACGGCTCAAACATTGGAGGCATAGGCACACATAGCGCGGGTGGTACTGAACTCTACATGGGCAATGGTTCAAATATAGGATTTAGATTTGAGCAAACAGGCGCAGACAGAATTGAGCCTTGCGTTGGATTGGGTCAGTCTGGAAGAAACAATGCAATCGATTTAGGCATCTCTGGAAACCAGTGGCGTAGCATTTATTGTGAGACTGTCTTCGAATCATCAGACCGGACGTTAAAGCAAGATATTGAAGCACTTTCTGACGCAGAACAAAGAGTTGCTATAGCAGCTAAAAGTCTATTGAGAAAATACCGATTGATAAGTGATGTTGAAAAAGAGGACAACCGTTATAGCTTTGGAATAATCGCACAAGACCTACAAGCAGCATTTGCAGCCGAAGGGCTAGATGCAGCTAATTACAAAATGTGGAAGGAAGCCACATTCACTGACGAAACCACTGGAGAAGAAAAGACGCAACAAAGCATTGTTTATTCTCAGCTACTCGCCTTTATCATTGCAGCTATTTAAGGAGAACAACTAATGACCGCAACATTTAACTGGACAATTTCTACACTTGAGCGCGACCTTCTACCAGAAGAAATTGCTGGCGCTGTTGTAACCTCGCATTGGCGAGTAACCGCAGAGCAGAGTGAGGGTGATGAAACCTACACCGCCACATCATACGGCACTCAAGGCTACACACCAGACCCCTCTGCCGAAGGCTACATTGCTTATGATGACCTAACTGAAGCTGACGTTTTGGGCTGGCTTTGGGCGCAGTCAGAAGATTGGAAGGCTGACATGGAAGCCTCTCTACAAGCTCAGATCGACGCGAAGATTACGCCGTCACAAGCCGCAGGGGTTCCTTGGTCATGACACCAACAGAAAAAGCCATTGCTAAAATCGAGCAGCACGAGGAAACCTGCGGCATTCGATATAAGTCTATAGATGATAGATTAAACGCGGGAGAGAAGCGTTTTGACCGCTTAGAGTCGATGATTTGGGGGGTATATGCAGTCGTCATGATTGCTGTCGCCCTCCCTCAATTCTTGCAAGGCTAATGATCGCTGAAATCTCCGCAATTGTTGCTGGGGTCAATATGGCTTCTAATGCGCTAAAGCAGGCTGCGGGTAGTTGTGATGATTTAAGCACTATCGGCAATTTCCTGACTAAATTGGGTGGAGCAGAGGTGGAACTGGCTAGGGCGCAGAATCAAGGCGGTCTAAATGAGGCTGACGCTGTCAAAGCTGCGCTTGCTAGAAAGCAGATTGCGGAAACCATGCAGGAAGTGAAAGATTTATTCGTCATGTCTGGTAACGGGCATTTGTACCAGCAGTGTATGCAGGAAATGGCGAATGCTCGAAAGGCCAAGCAAGAAGAACTAGCCCGTAAGATTAAAGAGAAAAAGCAATTCATGCAGCAAATGCGGCAACTTGGATTGATAATTGTTGTGGTTATTTTGCTGGTGCCTGCCGCACTAGGCGCGTTGCTTGCGTGGCTAACTAACCGGTGATCATGGCATTTCTTTTGGTAGTTGTTTTAGAAGGGAACACGATGCCAGAAGAGTTTTTGTTTCGTGATGCAAACCGTTGCAGGCATTTTGAAGCCATACTAGAGAAACGCCAGAAAGGTTTGACCGCTTACTGCTTGCCTAAGTGGGTGAGTGCAAAATCAAAGTTTAACGATTAAAATAATTATTCATTTAACAATTAGAGAATCAAATGATTACAATCGACGATGTAGAGTATTCAGAAGAAGAAATGACGAATGAAGCTAAGATCAGAGCGCAGCGCATTTCTCAATTGAGGGAGGAGCACATTAACTTAGTGCTAAGACAGCAGGAGGTGGAGCAGGCTATTACATTCCACGCTGGCTGCATCAAGAAAGAAATGGAGCCAGACGAAGAATAATGTTCCATGTGAAACATTAGGTTCTCACGATGTTTCATATAATATACATTATGTGAGGGTCGCAGGGTGGGGCCAACTCGTTCTGCCCAGCAGCTTGTGTATTTCCTGACGCTCCACACCCATCCGAATGGCTATCTCAGTCACGCCATTGCCAGACCTTTGTAGCTGGTAGATTTCATGTTTTTTCTTGATAGGGAAATTGGGGTGTTGCACCGCTAAAAGCCTGTCGTGTATGTAAGTTTCACGCAGACTAGACTGCGCCTTGATTGCTTCCAAAAATTTAGTCATTAGTTCCCTCGTTCCATACATTGGTAGCACCAGATCATTTGTTTCTCACTTACTGGAAAGCTACTGGTTGCTCGTGGCCCCGCAGATCCTCGCTTGTGGCATCTGGGGCATTGAATAATTATCTTGCCTGCTACAGTGCAGTATTCTAGCTGAGTCGGTCTATTGCCTGTTCTAGCCATCCATTCTTCTACTGTTTCTTTCACCCCTGCGCCCGTATAACTTTTAGTCCGATTGTTGAATATGCTCCGGTGAGGTGGTGGTCTGCTAGGCCAGAGTTGATAACGTCATCAACAATACGCTCATGCCAATCCTGCACGCCGTCTGGACGTTTTACTTCCACGCCGTTGTATTGTATTCCCATCAAATGCTCAAACAGCCTACAGGCGATTTCTTCATTCTGGGCCGTGTCGCGGACAACGCTACCAACTTCGGTTTTGCTATTGCTTAAAAAATTGAGCTTTGACCTAATTTGCTTGGGTGACGGGAAGTTGTCGATTTCCTCAGTGAGTTGGCCTAAAGCCTCGCGCATTGTCTGCGCGTTTTCTTTGCCAAACGCCTCAAAGTGAACCTTGCCTAGTTCAGGCCAGTCTCGCTTTTTGAAAGGGTGCAGGGCGAACCACTGCGAATACAGTTGAGTAAATTCTTCTTTTTCCATCATATGTCTTTCCCTCTAAGTAATCGGGCCTCAGCTTTAGCACCGCCTTCGCTCTGCTGCCTAGCCTCTATGAATCTGCCGGTTATCGTTCTGACCCCCCAGACATTGGGTTTATCGGAAAATCTAAGATAACCGAAACTGTACTTGCCTAGATAACCTTTAGGAAAGAAGTTGTCCATTCTTGTAAAGTCGGACATGAGAAAGACCGCTTACGCGGCCTCTGTTATTTGAAATGAGGCTATAGGTGATTCTCTGCGGCCATCCCAAGTCTTTGTCTTCACACCCGCTTTGTTATTGAATGTGCAGTGCTCAGCAGCCGTTCCCATTTCTGCGTTCCAGTTCGCGCTAAAATTAAAAACATTTACAAAAGCCTTAAGGTTGCCGCTCTTTTTTAGAACGACTTCGCTGCCATCTTGCATTTTGGCAATGACCTTGTAGCCCTTGTCAGCTTTGACAGCGATGACGATTTGAACGTTATTTAGAAACTGATTGATTGATTCCATGGCGTAGCCCCTTCTTGTTAATGTGGAACCATTATTAAATATTTCTTTTACTATGTAAAGCATTTATTTAAGTTATTTTGGGTTTGAGGCGGTTGAGACGGTTGAGGGGTTGAGAAGGTGCGGCAGTTGATTGCGTTGGTGTTGAAATTCACAACCGGACACGCTTCACCCAATCTATCTCTCGTCGAAGGAACTTCGAGGGCTGACCCTGCCGCTGGCCTGCCCGAATCTCACCGGTTCCCCAAGTCTACATCAGAACGGTATATCTTCTAGTCCGCTGTCTGATTCACCATAAGCCGGTAATGGTTTGGCTGATGGCGGGGTGAAGGTCGGCATTTGTGGCATACCACCCTGATTAGGTTTCCAGTCGTTAACCTGCGCGTACCATTTGCCAGACTTACCTTCTTTAAGGTCTAAATTGACCCACTCATCAGTTTGCTGTGATACCCATCGCATGAACTCCTCACGCTTCAGGCTAACGCTACCTTTTACGAAATCTGGCGCACCGGCTCTAGGTGCCTTCACAAAAAAACCATCTACAAATTTATTGTCCATTTCAAAACATCCTCATTGCTAATGCGGTTGATGCCGCTGTTATTATTGCTGTCAGTAAAATCATACCCGCAACCTGTACCGGTAAAGGTACTATAGGGGCTGATATGGGCCTTATTTGACTGTTTTCAGACGTTTTCACGACTGGGGTGGGTGATTCTATAGGGGTGGGGTTAAACGGCCTAATTGTGACCTTTCCACGTTTGTTGAACATTATACCTTGCGGGTCGCGCTGGTTCTTCAAGATGTCAGATGTGATGTCAAACTTGCGACGATCATCTGGGGTAACTTCTATCCACCCTCGATGCCGCATATTCTTGATGCAGGTTAACAACTGTTTGCTGGTAGCTGATTTATTTCTTTCCCTTAATTCTTTTGCTATCGCACTTCGCGACATAGGGCCATTTTCTTCTAGCATGTCATGTATTGTGCGCGAGAACCCCCGCGCCTTTGGTCGTAAACTCATGTTATTCCCCCATTTTTCTGATGTATGATCGGACGTTGCTTGGCAGACTTTCCCAAACTGCTAACTTCATGTCTGAATCGGCACTCAGTTCTTCCATTAGTTGTTTCAATCCAACAACATCATCTAAGTTTTTTGCTTTTATCACAGCGTCCACATACTCTTTGCACTTCTTTGCGTCTACAACAATGCCTTCCTCCTGAATCACTGTCGCAACAACTGATTGAGGTTTGCGACCAGTGCTATTAGGTGGGGGTGGGTTAGCTGCTGCGCCGTTGCCGTCATCATCAACGTCTGCCGCTATTCCGCAGGCCATAGCTAGTGAGTATCGCTTTGCGTAGGTTAGGGCCGACCCTAGGCCCTGTGCGTTGGCTTTATCGACGGGAACCATAACCACGCCTGTGGATAACTTCTCATCTGCCTTGCAGAATATAGTCTCAATACCTACCCCGTGATCTAGCGGGTGAGATACTTGCATAAAAAATATGCCATTGGCGTTTAGTGCTGGCTTGATCGCGTCAATCACTGACTTGAGGCTGGCAAACTTTGACTTGAAGTGTGGGTTGGTTTGGTCAAAAGCTGCGTGGGTCATTTCTGACTGCGCTTTAACTAGTGACTCTATGAGGTTGGTTTCTTTCATGTTGATTCCTTTTGGTTAAGTTAGCCCCGCCTATTCGGTCACGCGGACGGGAACACGCCAATTGGGGTGAGGAGGTTACCCCTGACCTAACTTCTGTCTTTGCACTGCATCCATTAACTTCTGCAATGCCTCAAACCTTTCTATCGTGTTGACTGGTGGTAGATCGTTTTCCAAATAACGTTTGGCTATTTTCTGCGGTGTTTCGTATACCGTCAGACTGTCTAGCAACTGCAAGCAATCATCAAAGCCTAGCTCTTCTTTGAACATTTCCGATTTGACCTTACCCATTACAGCACCTCCACTATGCAAGCAATCTCATGGTTCTGCTCATAAATCCAGTACTGCTGCGCTGGGTTGCCTTCCAAGACGTTAGCTTTTACCAGCTTGTCTCTGTCGCCTTGCACTTCTAGGATTTCCCAGTGCATGTTCTCTTCCCACCAATCGGCAAGTTCTTGCATTTCTGTGCGGCTGTCAGCAATGATTCCATTTTCAAATGAGTGATAATCCTCGCCGTCTTTTAATCCATAAAAGTGAACGCTAAATTTGCGGTCATTGTCAGCAACGCCACCTAAATCACAGACTCTGCAAGCGATGATGTGGTGACCTTCGTCTTCTACTTCTAGCATTGGTTCATTGCACTGGCTGCAAGCACCTATGTCTTTGGCGTACCACTCTGGCGGGTTGAGTTCTCTTTCTGGTAAATTCATTTGCATTCCTCTTTATTCATTGAACGTATATTGAAACATTATTTGCCATCAAAATAAACCTTTTTTTCACGTTTGTTTTGGGTTAGTATTCGCGCTCAATAGGGAAATCAAACTTTCTGGATTTCCTTGCACTAAGGAAAGAATCATGGAACCTAGTCTTTACAAGAAAATTGTTGAATCAGCTACTGGCGGTAACCAGTCGGAATTGGCGCGACAAGTTGGCATATCACCGCAGCTATTAACGCTATGGCGAAAAAGCCGAATCCCCGCTCACTATGTTGTTAAAGTTTGCAAGCTTACTAACGGCGAAGTTGAGCCTAATGATGTTCGCCCAGATGTATTTTTGAGCGAATGGCGAGTATAAGTGGATACCCGTAGATTGGATCGACAGTCAGGTGTGGTAAAAAGTTTTTGCTCTGTTTAGAAAAACAGCAGAGGCCGTACGGAAAAGCGTACAGGTGCGGGTGGTTGACCCGTTGAGCAGAACGACCAAAAGACAATTTGACAGAATCTCCGCGCATTAGTGGGGCGCGAAATTGAACACTCGTTAACGGTGGCAGAAAATCCTCTCCCTCTTTTTTAGATAAATTGGGTGAGGTGGGCAAAGTTTGGGCCAGCTTGGAAATGGTGGAGTGGAAATAGAGACTGTCAATAAAGACTGAATATGCTAGTGGGCCACCTAACCCACTAAATGTCACAACGTGGGGAAAATAAATGGAAGACAAATTAGACAGAATTCTGGAAAGATTAGGTCAAAGAATAAACGAGTGGGAGAGCGCATCAGTTGAGGCAATCGAGGCAGAGACAAACTTTAAGGCGTATGAGGCAGTCACAAAAAAGGCGTATATGGACACTGGCGAAAGCGCAGCAAAGTCAGAAGTTCAAGCCAGATCCAGCAAAGAGTGGGCAGGATACTATCAAGCCGTCCAGTTATCTAACCTAAGAGCGGAGAAACTCAAAAAGCAAATCACCCTAGGCCAACTTGCCTTTGACGCTGAAAGAACAAAGCAAGCTAACCTGCGGAGGGTGGTGTAATGCCTGAGACACTACGGGCCAAGGCACTAAAGACTATTCA